GGAAGGTAAAGCATTAAAGGTATTGGAAGATAATAAAAGAATATCTTTAAAAGATATAATGGAAGCAGGAAGCCCAGCAGATCTGCGAGATAAGCTACAAGCTAACTTAAAGAATGATGGACTGGCTTGGAATAAAGAACAGAAGGCGCTACCACCAGCAGAAGGGACAACTATGAATTAATACTTGACTTATGTTATGGGATATGACATAATATCCCATAACATAGAAAGGATAATAATATGATTGATAAACTAAATGTTGGACAGAAGTTTATAATAACTTATAGACCTAACACTCATAATGGTGAAGCTAGACCAAAGTTAAAAGATAATAAGAGAACTAGACAAATAACGAGACGCGCCGAGTGGACTAATAAAAGCAGGGCGCTTTTTGATTGTACTAATAATAAATATAAATATGTAACTTACTATGACCTAGACCAGCAGGGTTATCGCACCGCGTCTGGTAAAGTATGGATAACACTGGAGGTTGCATAAATAATTAATTAATACTTGACACAACATCTAGTGTGTAGGCTGTAGCCTACACACTATGCAATAACTACATAGCTCGAGAACTCTGGGCCCACCCTCCCCGAGGGGTCCCAGGCCAAACTGATACAGGCTCGCGAACGATGGGCCCACCCACCCCAAACCAGATAGGGATCCTAAAACATATACCTATAGAGTTTGATTTAGACTTAAATATAGGGTAAATTTGAAACGAGAGGAAAACAGAATCCCAAAAAATTCTGCAAAATTTTTTTATGAGCGCTTTACCTGAAGAAATCTTACGTTGCTTTCGCAAAGACTTTACTGAACACTTATCTTACGAAGAGCTTCAACATTTAAAAAGATTAAAAAATTCTTTTGAAAAAAAAGAAAAGATAGAAAAAATATCAAATGATTTTATGTCATTTGTCAAAGAGATGTGGCCAGAGTTTATTGAAGGTAGACACCACAAAGAAATTGCAGACAAGTTTAATGACATTGCAAATAAAAAAATTAAAAGACTAATTATCAATATGCCACCGCGGCACACGAAAAGTGAATTTAGTTCCTTCTTACTTCCTGCGTGGATGGTAGGTCGTAATCCAAAATTAAAAATTATTCAATCGACCCACACAACTGAACTCGCGATCCGCTTCGGACGAAAAGCTAAAACCTTAATGGATTCCCCTGAATACAAAAAAGTTTTTGAAACAAGACTACGAGAAGATTCGCAAGCCGCGGGTAAATGGGAGACTGAACAAGGTGGTGAATACTACGCAGCCGGTGTAGGTTCAGCGATCACGGGCCGTGGTGCGGATTTATTAATCATTGATGACCCACACTCGGAGCAAGACGCAATGAATCCCGAAGCGCTGGAGCGTGCTTATGAATGGTACACGTCTGGTCCACGTCAGCGTTTACAACCTGGTGGAGCGATTGTATTAGTTATGACAAGATGGAGTACAAAAGATCTAACTTCAAAACTTATTAACTCACAAAAAAATTTGAAAGCAGATAAATGGGAAGTCATAGAGTTTCCAGCAATCCTGCCTAGTAATAAACCTGTATGGCCAGAGTATTGGAAGAAGGATGAACTAGAAGGTGTCAAAGCATCAATTAGTATTGGTAAGTGGAACGCGCAGTGGATGCAAAACCCAACCGCTGAAGAAGGATCTATCTTAAAACGAGAGTGGTGGAAGGTTTGGGATAAGCCTAATATCCCTCCATTAAAACATATCATTCAAAGTTATGACACAGCATTTAGTAAAAAGGAGACAGCTGATTATAGTGCAATTACTACCTGGGGAGTCTTTCATCCAAACGAAGATCCAGGAGAAGCGCCTCATTTAATATTGCTTGATGCATTTAAAGAACGACTCGAGTTTCCTGAACTACGTAAAGAAGCCCTAGAGCAATATAGATATTGGAAACCGGATACAGTCATTATTGAAGCTAAAGCATCTGGGCTACCCTTAACTTATGAGTTGAGAAAAATAGGAATACCTGTTATAAATTTCACACCTAGTAAAGGACAAGATAAACATTCTAGGGTAAACGCCGTATCGCCGATGTTTGAGTCGGGGATGATTTGGGCGCCTGACGAAGAGTTCGCAGATGAAGTAATAGAGGAATGTGCATCATTTCCGTACGGAGATAACGACGATTTGGTGGACAGTACAACACAGGCGTTAATGCGTTTTAGACAAGGGGGATTTGTAAGACTTCCCGATGACTTTGAAGAAGACACATTACCGCAAAAAGATAGGGAATACTACTGATGGCATCAGAAGAATACAAAGAATCAGATTTATCAAAGATAGTTAAACGTCTTATGGACGAAGAAGGGTTTGAGTTTGGAGAAGCTGTAAGAGAAGCAATGGAACAAACTAAAAACTTTGAATCGAAAGCGGACGGCGGATCGATTGGTATAGAAGTTTTATTCACAGACAAAATGGCAAATGGTGGTAGAGTGCCAATGGTTTCAGGAGGAGCTTTAAAGACGGTTGGATCTGGTATTATGAAATTATTTAGTAAAGGTGATGATGTAGTAGATCTTGCTAAACAAGAAGAGATATTTAGATCAGGTGATATTACAACAGACTTTTTAGAAAACGTAGACGACAAAGTGATTAAAAAATTTATTACAACCAGAGATACAAAAGGTCCTGGTGGTTATGGTATGTATGATAGTTTTGATGATATGCCAAACGGATTAAAGGCAGCAGAATTAATTAGCAGAATTAAAACAGCAGACGGTGGAATAAATTATGAAGCTGCAGAATTATTTATAGGTAAAAAATTAAAAGGGGATGAGACTGTAAATGAATTAATTAAGATGGTTATAAAAAAACCAGGACTGACAGATAGTCCATTAAAAGATTTTGAAAATTATGTTTTAAAAAGTGAAAACCTAGCAGACGGCGGTCGAGTCGGATTGTTTATGGGCGGCGATCCGCTAACAGGACAAGCATTACAAACTTATAATTCTATGAAAGCTTATGGCTTTAGTGATCAAGAAATCGCGGATGCATTATCACTTCAAAGAGCTTCAGCATCAAGTGCCGAACCGGCAGCAGCAACAGCAGCACCAATAAATATATATAATCAAATAGGTGGTGGTGGAAATGGTCCAGACGATGATGATGATGATGGTCCTACTAGCAACGCAGGTCTTAAAGGTTTTGATGCAGTTAGATCTGCAGGACTGTTTGCATTAAACCCTGTAGGGTTTTTAGCAGCAAAAGCTGTTAAGGGACTTTATGATAATTATAAAAATCCATATACAAATATTATGGGTGGATTAAACAAAGGTACTAGAGATGCTATTGATGCACAAGGTAGAGACTCTGCACCAGGAAGAGGCGATGCTGGAAACCCAGGTGGTAGTAGTGGAGCTATGGATGATTCAAATGCCGGATCATTTTGTTTTGACCCAAAAACTCTTATTCAAATGGCCGATGGCTCAACTAAAGAAATTAAAAACATACAACTTGGTGATGACACTAAAGGTGGAGAAGTTACAGGCGTATTCCAATTTAAAGCTACTGATGAGATTCACGATTACAAAGGTGTTACTGTTGCAGGTAGTCACTATGTTAAAGAAGACGGTAAATTTATTATGGTTAAAGATAGTCCACTGGCAGTCAAAATTGATAAGATACCAGTTGTTTACTCACTAGATACAACTGGCCGAAGAATCTTTATTAACAATATTGAATTCGCTGATTACAATGGTGATGGTGTAGCTAAAAACTTCCTAACGAATGCTGGTGTAGATCTTACAGGTTTTGATACAGAGGTATTAAGACAAGTAGAGCACCGGTTAATCTAGGAGGCGATAGTGGCCGAAGTAACAGAAACAATTAAATCTCAAATTTTAAAAATATTTCCTGACGCAGATTTTAATAAGTATAAATATGGTGTTCCTAAAAAACATCCATTGTATGAAAGATTTAGAAGTTTTGCTAGAAAACCAGATAGAGCTATTTATAATCAAAAAGAAGATGTTGCAGAAAGAAGAAGAATATCTCAAAACAAAGCGTATCAAGATCCAATCAAAAGAGAAAAAATTTTAGAAAAAAATAAAAAGTTTTTAACAAAACCAGATAAAGCTTTAGATAGAAGAAAATATCTTCAAGATAAATATTATTACGGTGGTCAAAGAGAAAAAGATTTATTAAGACTAAAGGGAAAAGTTGCTTCTAAAGGATATGGTGGTTATTTTAAAAACCCAGACAACGCTTTATTAAAAGATATGGTTAGGATGGCAGAACAAAATCCTGACTCTGGTTTAGAAGTTATTAGAAAAGGTCCAAGAAATTTAATTGTTGGTGTAAAAGAAGGGGATACAATTTATAGTGCCGTAGCTTCAAAAAGAAAACCTGTAGCGTATGCACCTAAAAATTCTATACCTATAACAGAACATCCAGATTTTAAAACTAGATTTGAATTTACTAAACTTCAAAAAAATTTTTCTAATACTAAAATAAAAGGAACCGACTTAACTTATGGTAAAGCTTTAGATATTTTACAATCATCCAAAGCTGGTAGTGCATTACAAAATAAAAACCCTGCAGAGTTTGAGCATATAAAAGGTGTAGCCACAGATTACAAAGAAGGACAAATTGCATTAAGAACAGCTAACAGAGATAAACAAGTTATACTGTCTGCTTTAGAAAATAATAATATAACTCTAAATGATGCTGATCAACAACTTAAAAAAATTGGTGTTAGAGCTTTTGTTGATAATAAATATATTGGAGCTCCTACAATAGATGCAGCTAAACAATTTGAAGATTTAAAAAAATATGTAGATAGAAATATAAACAAAGTAGATGAATTAAAAAAAATTTATGATGATCAGCCCAAAGGTTCTCCTATTAGAAAATACTTTGAAAAAAATATAGCTAAATGTGCTGACGGTTGTTTTGTAAAAGTTGCTAACAAAAATCCTGAAAAAATTTTAAAAAATTCTTTTAATGATCAAAAACTTATTCGTTTATTTCGAGGCGAGTCTTTTCCACAAAGAAATATGAAATCTATGAAAGATAGTGCTAAATTTTTTAACACTACATTAGATGAAATAAAAAGAGACAAACTATCTGGTCAATGGTTTTCACCAGATCAAATTCACGCTGATGGTTATAATGCTAGACCAGGTCAATTAAAATATGTAGATGTAACTCCTACAGAATTAGAATCTTTTAATAGATATAAAACTAGAGTAAATAAACTAGATAATAAGTATAGTACAAAAAAAAGGCTTAACTTACCAGGTGCGCCTAAAAAAAATGTTACAGATTCTTTTCATCATCAAATTATTCCTAGATATAAATTAAAACAAATGGAAGATGCAGGAAGAATGAAAACTAAATACACTCTTAATCCATTTAAAAAACAAATAGTTTCTGCTGATCCCAGTAATCTTACAATTCAAAGAGCTTCAGGTGTTTTAGAATATGATAATGTTATTGGAGGATTTATTGATCCAGCAGACCCCACAAAAATAGTAGATCAAGCACAACTTAAAACTTGGGCTCAAGACAATCCAATGCCAGTTAGAGTTGGAGAAGAACCTTTAAAAGTTGCAACCAATAAAAGTGTTTTAAAAAATGTAGGTAGAACTTTAGCCACGATCGGAGCTCCGCTACCCACAGCTCTTATAGATGGCTACTTCATCAACGAACAAGTAAAAGAAGGTAAAGGCACAGCAGAGATTGCAAGCAATCCATTGAACTGGTTAGGTCTTGCTACTATGTCTACCTTGTCAGATATATCTGGTGTATCTAAACCAGGTAAGCTAAATACAGCATTAAGATTAGGATTGAATCCTGGTACAATTAGGGGTATAAGCAGGTTTGCAGGTTTACCGGGACTTGCAGTGAGTACAGCGTTGACTGCATATGACCAGTATAAGAAATATCAAAATGAAGAGGGATTCATATATAACCTGTTCAATAAAGAGGAAAAATAATAAATGGCTACAATAGATAAACCACTTCCAAACGTTTCAGAAACTGTTATCGAAGTTCCAAAGCAAGAAGAACTAATTGAAGAAAAAGAAAAGATAACCGAACGAAAAAATCAACAAGGTAACATCGAAGTTACTATGGATGAAGAAGGCGGTGCAGAGATTGCATTTGACCCTAAAGCTGTATCTGGAGAAGGCGGTCAAGATCACTTTGAAAATCTAGCAGATTTTTTAGGAGATGAAATTTTAGAACCATTAGGCGCTAAAATGGTTGATCACTTTAATGAGTATAAAGAATCACGTGGAGATTGGGAAGATACTTATAGAAACGGTTTAGATCTTTTAGGATTTAAATACGAGAGAAGAACAGAACCTTTCAGAGGTGCATCAGGTGTTAACCACCCTGTACTTGCTGAAGCGGTTACACAATTTCAAGCGCAAGCTTACAAAGAATTATTACCAGCTGATGGTCCAGTTAGAACTCAAATTTTAGGAGCAGTTGATGTTGCTAAAGAAGAGCAATCTAAAAGAGTTAAAGATTTTATGAATTACCAAATTATGGATCAAATGAAAGAATACGAACCCGAGTTTGATCAAATGCTTTTTTACCTCCCTCTATCCGGTTCTACTTTTAAGAAAGTCTACTATGACGATCTTTTAGGTAGAGCCGTATCAAAGTTTGTACCTGCGGATGATTTAATTGTTCCGTACTCTGCAAACAGTTTAGAAGATGCGGAAGCGGTAATTCACGTAATTAAAATTTCTGAAAATGATTTAAGAAAACAACAAGTGGCAGGATTCTATAGAGACGTAGAATTAGGATCACCGCCAGTTACAGAAAATCAATTACAAGATAAAAAATTAGAACTTGAAGGAATTGCTAAAGATGGCCAAGAGGATCAATACACTTTGTATGAAGTACATACTAATTTAGATCTAGAAGGTTATGAAGATATAGGCGATGACGGGGAGCCTACAGGAATTAAACTTCCGTATGTTGTAACTGTATCTCAAGCAGGTAATAAAGTTTTATCTATTAGAAGAAACTACGGTGAACAAGATCCATTAAGAAAAAAAGTAAACTACTTTGTACAATTTAAATTTTTACCAGGAACTGGTTTCTATGGTTTTGGTTTAATACATATGATTGGTGGTTTAACTAGAACTGCAACAGCTGCATTAAGACAACTTCTTGATGCTGGAACTTTAGCAAACTTACCAGCAGGATTTAAGTCTCGTGGTATTAGAGTTAGAGATGATGCACAGCCATTACAGCCTGGAGAGTTTAGAGATGTAGATGCTCCTGGTGGAAATATCAAAGATCAGTTTATGACTTTACCTTTTAAAGGACCAGACCAAACTCTTTTACAATTAATGGGAATTGTAGTTAACGCCGGCCAAAGATTTGCAGCAATCGCTGATATGCAAGTTGGTGATATGAATCAACAAGCTGCAGTCGGTACGACTGTTGCACTTTTAGAACGTGGTTCTAGAGTTATGTCTGCAATTCACAAAAGAATATATGTAGGACTTAAACAAGAATTTAAATTATTAGCAGAAGTATTTAAAACATACTTACCACCGGTGTATCCTTACGATGTACCAGGTGCAAGACGTGAAATTAAAGTACAAGACTTTGATGACAGAATAGATATCTTACCTGTAGCAGATCCAAACATCTTCTCACAGACTCAAAGAATCTCAATCGCACAAAGTCAATTACAACTAGCGCA